ATTCGGAAGCGTCGAAAAAACCGGCGCTGAAGAAGAAGAAATCGAGGTCAACCTAATGGCTGCGGTCTTTCCGAAACGATCTACCGTTCTCCAGTCGCTCGACCTCACGGCGATGGGTGCCGGCACCTATACGAGCGAAGGCGTGTCGATTCCGATGGCGGCGAGTGTGATTGCCTGTCAAGCAATCTTCGCACGCGGCGGCGGCGGCACCACGACAGACGTGTTCCTCCAGACGAGCCTTGACAACGGCTCGACCTGGATCGACATCGCGCAGTTTGCATTGGCTACGACAACCGTGACGAAGGTATCCGCCGTGCGGCCCTACATCGCAATGGCGGCAAACGTGACCCCGACGGACGGGGGCTTGAGCGACAACACCATCCTTGACGGGTTGATAGGTGACCGGCTGCGCGTGAAAACGGTAGTCGTTGGCACGTACTCGGGAACCTCTACACTAGCCGTGAACATTTGTATTAATTAAATGGGTACATCAACACTCATAGCGACGGCGAAAAGCAGCACGGCAAATAGTTATTGCACGCTGGCTGAAGCGGATCAATATCAAGATGATCGGCCAGCCGTTTCGACAACGTGGGCGGATGCTTCCGAAAACAACAAAATACGGGCGTTGCTCTGGGCCACTCAGCTCATGGAATCGCTCTTCGATTGGACCGGCTATGCCTCGACTACAACCCAGGCACTTGGTTGGCCTCGCATGGGATTGCTCGAACGAATTGATGTGGATCTGGATTCCGACACGGTGCCGCAAGAAGTCAAAGACGCACAAGCCGAATACGCCCGTCAGCTCCTGGTGACGAACCGCGCGCAGGACAATGATATCGAGAGCCAGTCGATTAAAAGTATTAAAGCGGGTAGCGTGGCGTTAGAGTTTGAAGAGGGGGCGGCGTATAACAAAGTCGTGCCAGATGCCGTCTATCTGCAAATCCCGCAAGACTGGTTCACCTCCGTTCGAGGTCGGTTGACCGGCACGCGCATCTTGGAGCGTGCGTCATGAGCCTCGCCACGATTCTTCAGAACGGGATCTCGGTCGCGAATACGATCACGACATCACTCCAGGCCACGATCACACATGCGGCGTTTAGCTCTGTCGATGGGTATGGCAAAACAACCTATGGCACAGGCGTGAGTCGCACGGCTATCGTCGAGCGGCGGCAAAAATATATTCGCACGAATGCCGGTGATGAAAAAGTCTCCCTGGCGAAGCTCACCTTTCCCTACCCTGTCACCATTGGTGAGCGGGATAAAATCACGTTGCCTGATTCGACCGTGATGCCCATTTTACGCATCGATGGCGTAGTGGACCCCACGACGAATGCAGAATACATGGTAGAAGTGGAACTCGGCTGATGGCGATTAAACTTGAAGTGGGAACCGTCCTCGGCAACATGAAAAAACTGGATTACAAGATCCCACTTGTAGCGGCGGCGGCGTTGTACCAAGAAGCGCTCATTGAACAGAAAGAATCGATGAGCCGCACGCCGGTTGATACGGGCGCATTACGAGACTCGCATCAAACCAGCCGACCGAAGTGGAAGGGCGATAATCTCGAAGTGACGATCAAGGTCGGTGGTCCAACGGCTAGTTATGCGGTGGCCGTCCATGAGCGCACCGAGGTTCTTCATGAAAATGGACAAGCGAAGTTTCTGGAGTCCACGATCTTCGACTCATCGCGTTCTATGTTGGCGCGAATTGCGAAACGGATGAAGAGGTTGACCCTGTAATGGCGAACGTGCTTGATGATCTCGCGACGCGGATCGCTACAGCGATTTCGGGAACCGTTGGGACGGACGTGTTCAAGTCCACCATGCCTACTACTCCCGATGCTGCCGTAACCCTCTATGAAACGGGGGGCCTTGCGCCAGAAAAACGCTTTGGATCGAAGGGGGTTGATTGGGAACGTCCGGCAGTGCAAATTGTTGTGCGCGGCGCACCTGGTGACTATCAAACTGCCCGCACCACAATCCAAACAATTTTTGAGAATGTCGCGGAAATCGAAACGGAGGATCTCAGCAGCACGCGCTACTACCTGAGCGACCCGCTACAAAATCCGTTCGCACTCGATGTCGATGAGCAGGATCGACCCACCGTGGCGTTTAACGTGTTACTCACAAAGGACAAAAACATGAAGAGTGAACGATACCGTGCAACAGTTGAGTTAACGTACCCCTCACCAGGGTCACTGAAAGCGGTGGAGTCAGCGGGCGGGTTAAGTAAGTTGACTGACGCACAGCGGGAAAAGGTGACGCTGAAACACGTCAAGGCAGGTGCGTATGCCGACGGCGTTCCTGAGAAGTCGGTGAAGTGGCTTTTGAAACAGGGCTTGATTAAGAAGTCTGGAGGGCGAGACTAATGGCAGTTGGAAAATTTGGGCCAGCGTCGGGCATACTCCTCGTCGATGGATATAACGTCATCTCGAATAAACTCACCTCGCTGAGTGAAAAAGCCATCAGCGAATTGGTCACCACCACCGGCCTCGGTGATACGGCGTATGAGACTGCACCCGTGGGCAGAACCACGATGGAAGTGGTGCAAGAAGGCGCGTTCTTCGACACGACCGCACTCTATAGCCACGCGGCGTTCAGCGGAAGCGTCCCAACCTCACCACAGGCTACCGTGCGGGTGCTACCACGGGTTACCCGTTCGTTGGGTGCGAAGGCACCTACTCGGACTCATATGAAGTTTTAGCCGAGCTTGGGAATCTCCAAAAAGCAAACGTCACGTATGCGATGACCGGCACGCGGAGTGCTGGCGTGATCCTGCAACCGCTGGCGGCTCAAACGGATAGTTGGGATACCACTTCGTCACCTGTGGACAACTCGGCATCTTCATCAGCCGGTGGCGTAGGATTCATCCAGTGCACAGCGGCCTCGGGGTTTAGTGGGTTCGTCGGGAAGGTCAGGCACTCAGCAGATAATGTGACGTATTCGGATCTACTCTCGTTCACCGATGATGTTACAGCACCATTTGCGGAACGTGTGACTGTATCGGGTACGGTAAATCGCTATTTATCTTTTACAGGAATCATAACGGGAACGGGTTCCATCACAATTTTTTGCGGGTTTTCACGAGGCTAATAAAGGAGTAGATAAAAATGGCAGGAAAATACGGTCCAGCAAGTGTCACAGTTACATATGATGACGGTCCTGGAGGCACAGGTCGTGCGATTACCAACTTCATCTTGGAAGGCATCAGTGTTAAGACTACTGCTGAATTGCAAGTCACCACCGCCCTCGGAGATAGTGCCACAGAGCAAACGCCGACCGGCTTGATCACGGCGGAACCCATTACGCTCACTTGCATCTGGGACACGACCGGGACAACCGGGACACATGCGGTCCTCGGAACCGTTGATGATGGTCCCCAGGACAGCACTCGCACTTTGGTTGTCGTTTTCGGGGATTCGAAAACTGCGACGGTCGAGACACGCCTGATGAGTTCGGAAGTGGTCGCGTCAATGGGTAGTATTCAAACAATCGTGGCCGAGATCGTGCCAACCGGCGCGCTGACCTGGTCATAAATTAGGAGGTGAATGAATGGGTTTAGTCATAGGAATAACGAAGAATGTCGAATTGCCGCATGATGATGGCGAGAGTGCCATCATCCGCAAACTCAGCCATCGGAAACTGTCCGAAGCGTCGGCAAAACAGCAGTCCCAGGGGATCGGCTTTATGCGCGAACTCGGCGCGGAGTTGATGACCGCCCTGCGGAATGAAGATTCGAGTAAGCTCGACCGTATCCAAAAAACACAAGAAGCGTCCATCTCAAATTACGACCGAGACAGCATTCTCGAAAAGGGAATTGTCTCGTGGACGCTGACGCCTGGGATCGGTGACACCAACCGCACGGAGGTCATTGGTGAACTCGACGAGCGTACCGCCGCCTTTTTAGCGGAAGCGATCTTTGAATTTTCACGCCCTGAGACTGAGCAAGAATCGGGAAACGAGCAAGGCGGTTTGTAGAGTATCTCGAACAGGAGGGACACGACCTTCCGCCGCCGGACTTATGGGTTATCAGTCGTGTGTGCGAAGAGTTTGGGTGCCTCCCCGATGCGGCACGCAAGGCGCTCGACAACGATATGAATGGATCGTTGTTTCAGATCATGGATCTTCGTGGGCTGGCGTCAGCCAAAGCGCGAATCGATGGAGCAGCGAAAGGCGAGGTGCCAACGGATCGCGCCGCTCAACGATATCTGCGGTTGCATATGGAATTTGTTGGACGCGAATTGGGGATTAAAACTCAATGATCAATATCGGCACGCTCCTCGCCACACTTCGGCTGCAAGATAAACTCACACCTGCCCTTCTTAAAGCACAACAGTCGATTAAAAACGCGGCCCCGAAGATGAAAGCCATCGGGCGGAAGCTGTCGATGGGTGTCACACTCCCACTCGTTGCGGCGGGGGCGGCGGTGATTAAGTTTGCTACTGATATGAATAAAAGTATGGCGAACGTGGCCACGCTCATACCTGGCAGCACGGAACGGGTGCTGGAACTCAAGAAAAGCGTGCAAGACCTCGCCATTGAAACGGGGAAAAGCACGGCTGATTTAGCCGATGGCCTGTATAACGTCATTTCAGCTTTTGGAGATACGGCGGACACCGTAAAAATTCTCGAACTGAACGCAAAAGCCGCCGGAGCAGGACTCGCGACCACGTCTGACGCGATTGCGCTCACCTCGGCAGTGACGAAGGGTTATGGGGATACGAGTTTCGAGGCGATGCAGAAGGCGTCCGACCTCGCGTTTACGACGGTGAAGTTGGGTCAAACGACTTTTCCAGAACTGGCTGCTTCTATTGGTCGAGTGGTGCCGTTAACAGCAGAACTGGGCGTTTCACAAGAAGAACTGTTCGGAGTGATGGCAACTGCGACGGGTGTCGTAGGGTCAGCTTCCGAAGTCAGCACAAAATTAATGGGAGTGATGCAGGCGCTCATGGCTCCAACTGACAAGATGAAGGAGGTGTTTAAGCACCTCGGTGTAGAAACAGCGAAGGCCGCAATTGAGCAACACGGACTTCAAGGGGTTCTAGATGCGGTAATAGAAGTGTCCTCAGAAGCCGGTGTTGAACTCCAAAAGTATATCGGTTCAATGGAAGGGCAGACCCTTGCCCTATCCCTAGCCGGTGCACAGTCTGATAATTTGACAGAAAAAACGAAAGCGATGGGAGAGGTCATCGGCGCGACCGAGGAGGCATGGAAAGAACAGACCGAGGGGGTCAATGCCGCTGGCCATGCGTGGAATCAGTTGAAGGTTGAACTGACCGTTGTGGCTCAAAAGATTGGTGATGAGCTTTTGCCGTTGTTCACAGATATCGTCTCGGCACTGAAGGGTGATCTGGTTCCAGCCGTAAAGGAATGGATCGCGTGGTTCAAGAAGTTATCGCCTGAGACGAAGGAGAACTACGTACAGCTAGCGGCACTGGTCACTGTTTTGCCGGTCATCATTCTGATGTTGGGCCAGATCGGTTCAGCGGTTAGCGGTGTAATTGCGATGACTTCTGCGATCAAGGCAATGGCAGCCGGAACGTGGCTGGCGACAGCAGCAGGAAAGGCGCTAGCTATCACGATTCTGAATATCCCGATCATTGGGTGGGTTTTGGCGCTCGTTTCTGCTGCGATTGCGGTTGTTGTCTGGAGGGATGAAATATGGGCTTTTCTGACAGGCGCAGCCTACAAGTTCTTGAACTTTATCGATGAGGCCAAGCACGCAATGGGTTTAATGACCTTTGAAGAAGTGCGCTTAGCGAAAACATCACGGAGTCTCGCTAAAGACCTCGGCGATGTCACGCCAACGGCCGAAGAATTGCGCGACGCTCTTGGTAAGGCTGGAATGGAAGGCACGGTTCAAGAACTCCAGCAAGCGATGGTGAATTTAAGAGGTGTTGCCGGTGGATTAGCTAAAAACGAGATGAAACTTATCGCAGAAAGTGCGATGCGTTTGCGTGAGGAAGGCGAGGTACTCACGCCAGAGCTTAAGAAGATCGTAGGTCTGTTTGAACAGCAGGAAGAAGCCGCTCGACGTGACGCAGCCGCCATTGATCTTTTACGTCAATCGACTGAAGAGGCAGACGAAGCGACGAAGGCTTTTAACAATAGCGTTTTAGAACTACAAACCGAATGGCGTCAAGGCGGCATTCCAGCGATGAACGTGGCGATGGCTGCGTTTGAAGGCTTTGGAGACCTAACCAAACTATCGCAGGATCAATTAGAAGACCTCAATCGTACGTTAAAAGTAGGCATCGAAACTCTGAAACGTCAAGACGAAGCGGTTCCTATTAAGAAGATGGAGTTATATATAGCCATTAACCAAAAACTCATCAAAGGGCTGGACACATCCGACAGATCCTTTATGACGATACATAATCGATTGCTAGCACTTGGTGCTGTGCTGCCCATCGTAGGGAAGGCACTTCCGATTACGGGCTTTATCGAATTACAAGGTGCAGTGCAAAATACTACTGAGGAAGTGTTCGAGCTGTCTCGTACCGCGGAGGAATCGCCTGGGATCTTTAGTCGATCCTTTACTTCAATTAAAGCCAGCGCGCAGGACTTATGGAAAGGAATGACGGATGGCACCGGCAAAATTTCCGGACTGTTTACCAGACTTGGTAAAGGCATTATGGATGGCTTTGGGTCTGTGATCTCTGGTGGAGTCTCAACACTGATCAATTTAGGCGTTGCTTTTGCCATGAAGGGATTAAGCAAGCTTGGCAGTTGGATTAAAGGCAAGTTCGGCGTAAGCGAGGCAGAGAAGGAAGGGCGTGATCTCGTAAAGGTGTTTGAGGACACCGTTGCGGCGTCGTTGACTCAAGTACAACTCGCCGAGGCTGGTGGTTCCGCATGGAAGCAGACCGTCATTGGGGTACGTGATGCGTATCTCGCGGCAGGGCATTCGGCTGACGAAGCAATGGCCGCAACAGAACGGTTATGGGCAGCGAGCAAGCAGGGGCCGGAAGCGGTACAAGCGGTGATGGACTCAATGCAAGGCGTGATTGATTTAGGCAAACAAGTCCAGGACATGAAAAATAATTGGAAGGGTGCTGAAGAAGCCGCTGAGCGATACGGGTTAAGCCTGGACGATCTGGGTCCGAAATTCAAAGCGCGGAAGTGGGCGTCCGAAGTTGAGCAGCTCACAAAAGATTGGCAACTGCTGAACGTCCAGGGGGCGAAGGCCGACACCATCGCGGCTCATATGTCACCCACCGTTCAAAAGCTCATTTCTAAGTATCAGCAAGCAGGGATCGAGATCCCAGCCTCGCTTAAACCCATCATTAAAAAACAAATCGAAATGGGATTGCTG